TGCAATTCAGCAATTTTTGAAGGATTATTAAGAGACAAGCTAAAATCTAAAAGGTCTTCTCCTCTATAACCTAACGTGAACAAATGAATAACACCTATTTTTTCTAATTCTGAAACGGCAACTCGTTGAAGTCTTTGAACAGTTCTTGCAAAACGAATATCTTTTTGGGCTAAAGTTGTTTTGTCTTCGTCTCCACCTTCTGCTCTAGAAAGATAAGAAGCTGGAACTTTAAGAGCCGCAAATAACTTATCTCTTAAGTATTTAATATCATCAATATCACCAGTATAAGATCCACCTGCAAGAGTTTCAACTCTAGAAGAACTGTTTCCTCTTACAGGAATATAATAGTCTTCTTCAACACTCATAGGGTTATAACGCAAATCAACTTTACCGGATGATGCATCCACAATTGTATTTCTTTTCATTTGTGTCATAACTTTTTGCATATATTGTTCGACATCTTCGGGAGCAATATTCCCTACATCAACATAAAATACGCGACGCTCAGGAGAACGAACAATACGATATGCCATTACAGCATCTTCTAAAAGAGTTAATTGGCGCCAAATTCTTCTTGCAGGTTCTAAAACTGAAGTTCCATATGGTGCATATTTATCATTTCCTAAAATTCTGAAATGTCCAATTTGCCAATTCTCGAAAGTGATGCCGCCTGAATTCCATTGATATTGTACATAATTTGGATTTGTTTTATCTTCGCCCTCAAGCCTTTCTATTTCATTTCCCGGCAATCCAGTAACGTGTTTGATCCCTTCTTTGTCATCAATGTCTAGATAAAGAAAAAAATCACCATATTTACACATGGTTCGACACCAGCCAAAAAGATTAAAATCAACATTCATAATATTATGATATAAGGTATGCAAAACAGATCTAATTTCTTCGTTTCTGCATTTGATATCCATCATCGGACGAAGAGAGGTAGAAGTTGTCATTTCATCAGCATAAATATCCATTGCAGAGGCAATTTCTGGTGTGTATTCCATCTGATCAAAATCAACATATCGATCAGCACGATTTTGATTGGCAAAATAATTTGCTGTTAGTTGATCGTAAGGGCTAGTATTCGCTTTTTTAAAGTTTTGCCCACTCGCTGATCTAAATCTATAATTGTCAAGTTGTCTTCTTCTAAGTTGACGAGGGGCTTGACTTCTATAATTTATAATCGGGCCTGAAAAAAGTCTTGTTAACTGCCTAAACAGCTTACTATCAGGATTTCTAGGGTTTTTTCTATTATCTGCCATATATTATTTTAACCTTTTAAAAGCCATATAAATTTTTCATGGTCTTTTAACTTTTTTTCCAATTCTCTGTCGTAAGAATGATTTTTATAACCTACCATTCCTTTAATGGTGGTATTCATCATTCTATCAGTTTTTTGCATAGAATTTAAAAAAGCTTTTTTATAATTTAATTCTCTTTGATTAATCGTAAACGCAACATCTTTGACCCAACAGCCAATTGCACAAGATATAATTAAATCATCATTATATTTTTTCATTGCTTGTGGTTTCCCGTTGTGCCACACAAAAGTTTCCATTTCGCTGAATATGCGATTTGAATATATTGTAATTAGTTTATTTCTAACGAATTCCTCCATTTTAGCAACTACTAGTGGGCGTGTTTTCAAAGACATCGTAAAACCAGCTATAGTATTGTTGACAGTTTCGGCTGTTAACGGGTCAACATATTCATGTGAGGACTTATATGCATAATAAATATTTGGGTAAGAATTCTCTTCTAATTTATCTAACACAGTATAACCAATAGAGTTATTTTCTACAACTACCATGCAGTTATTATATTCTTTTGCAACGCTTTGAATTAAATTTGCAAATACATCTGGCGTTGCTTTGCCTTGATATTCTGCTATGATTTCCATTGTTTCAATTTTGAAGATATGAAATGCTGAATAATCGTTTCCATCACCTCTTGCAACATCTGCAGAGAGCATATATGTAAATTCTGGACTGTATTCTTCCCAAATCCAAAAATTCCTGTCAAAACCAGTTCTATATTTTGGTTCTTTCAACTGTGTCTTTATAGTTGCTATATCGTCAGGATGAAAAACCGTTTCACCTGACATATTAAAATTGCATTCAAGCTCTTGGGCAATCTGGCGACGTGACATGTTTTTAGTTTCTTTGTCATACCACTCAAGATCACGATCTGGATGGATATCCCAATATAGTGTTGTAATCTTAAAGTCATTCTTCTCAGCCATTGCATCAATACACGTTTGATGAAACCAATTACCCACGCCATTAGGTGTTGAGAGAGCGATACAACGACCTCCAGTGGACAATGTAGGGTATAACCCGGTCCATAGGTCGCCAAGGCCTTCAACGTGCGCTGCCTCGTCTATAACGAGCAAAGATAGAGCTTCTGAGCGACCGGCATCAGATGATGTTGCCGTAGCTTTAATCTGAGATCCATTAGAAAGTTCGAATGAAGTTCTGTTGTCAATGGTAATTGTGGCAATTTTCATCCATTCCGGAAGATGTTTATGAATTGCTTTTACTTTTTTAACAAGATTTGCTGCAGTTCCGAATTTTGTTGCGATAACAAGTACATTTTTGTCTCTTCGGAACATCATCATCCAAGCAACATAAGCAGCTGTAATAGTAGAAATACCTAATTGACGAGCTTTAAGAACAACGTTAAAACGATGATCATTAAAATCATTTATAAGATCATCTTGAAAACCATAAGTGTTAAAAGGAATTAACCCATGAAGAGGGTGTGATATCTTAGCATAAGCATTGATAAAGTATTTGGCGTCTTTGCCGCATTTAACAATTTCTCTAAGAATTTCCTCTCTGGAAGGTTGGTAACTCATAGGCGTTAACCGCCTTTTTGATTCTTATTGGAAGGCTTGTTACCCCATCCCCCTTGATCAAGAAATTTCTTGAAGGATCCTTCAAGACGCTCTTCCGAAGGCTTTTCGTTTTCCTCAACATCACCAACACCACCAACTTGGTATGTCTTGCTAGCATTAACAAAAACTCTAACTCTAGAAGTCGACTGAACCAGAGAGTCACATTCTCCAATTGCTTTTAAAGCTAAGGCTTTGCCTGTCACTTTTTTATATTCTTTCTTAAGAAAACTAACAATGTCTGCCATGGTCCCTTCCATTTCGTTCTGGAAATTACCTTTGTATACATCTTTAAGTTTAATATCTGATTGGTAAGAAACAATTAATTTATCACCATTGAGACGTACTTTAAAACCATCCATAACTCTAGAATCAAGCATGGGATTGCCTTCTTCTCTTTTTAAACCAATTTTAATTGGTTCGCCCTTATCATCGAGCGCTCCGTCATAACTATTTGCAGCTGCCTGAGCAATCCCGCGAATAACATCTAAACTTAATTGTGACATTTAATTATCTCCTATTTTTGGTCGCCAACCTGAATTCCAGCGTTCTTCTCGCCCATCAATATATTCAATATAGCATTTGTAACAACATTCATATTTGACCATCGATATATCATCATTAATTTTTAAACAAAAACTACCGCATGTAAGGCATTTTTTCTTTCCTTCTCTATTAAGTAGTTTTTTTGGCACTAAAAAACCATTGATTTCGACCTTTTCGCTTTGTTCTTCACGAGCGTCTTCTTTTATTGCCAATTCTTTGAGCTGTTCTATATAATCCTTCTCTTTTTCTTTATCCCAAAACTTAGATGGATTTTGTATGGCTTCTTCGCCATATTTTTGTTTTATTGCTTTTTCAAGCTTGGCTATATAATCCCAATCTTTTTTTTTCATTTTCCTTCAATCACCAAATTACCTTCATCCCACCGTAAGTTTACTTCATCTTTGATGTATTTGTTAATAGCATCGACATAAAAACCCACACTTTCTTTTTCTAATTCACCACTTTCTATTTTGTCAACGAGCCATTGCACAACAGAATTGGCAACGAAGGCTTTCGGGCCCAAATAATAAACATTATCTTTTATTTCGTAGAATGCATCTGCTTGTTTGATTGCAGACAAAACATGTTCTCTATTCTTCTTTTTTGCAGACATTTTATTCCCCTTTAGAATAAATAGAAAAGGCCGGCAAAACCGGCCTTTTCCTCATGCGATAAACAACATTATTTTTTAAGAGCTTCAACAACTTTTTTCAAATTTTCTATTTGATCTTGTTGCTTCTTAACTGC